AAAGGCCTCATCCAAAAACGCATCATTTTATTTGATTCGTCAAACGTCCAGCCGCGATGCTCTTTGTTGTAATTCGCAAATGATAAGCGGATGTGTGAGGGAACTAAATCAAATCGGTGATCGATAAAGAATCTATATTTGGCCTTATCATCAGCATCCGCCCAAAGGCAAGAATAATCAATTTGGTTGATGTCCTCAACTGGATTACTCGCGTAATAAGAGGCCTCCTCAACTGATTTAAATGCTGCTTTTTTAATCGCCTTGATTATCTCTTGGGCTGTTGGCGGATGGCCTGTAGTATTAACTTCACCTAAATCAAGGAGAGCTTGCGACCAACACAAGACCTCGTGGTATTTGAGCTTTTTTAATTTCTCATTTAGAGATTTAATTGCCTCGTCAATAGTTAAATAAGTTGGTTTGTTGTATCGATAATCGAGCCGCAGTTGATTGTATATATCTCGCGCGATTTGTTTGGTGTCATAATCTGTGCTTTTAGTGTACATCGATCTGGCCATTGATGATCATTTGGGTTACTTGCTCACCACTGTATCTTGGTGATGATTGTATCTGTCGGATCTGTTTGAGTGATTTGTTGTTTGCCGATTTGCCAACACTATTGTTAGTTGTTATTCTATTTTCCTTGCCCGTTACCGTTTCGGTAGCCCCCATGCCCGTTACCGTTTCGGTAACCCCACCCGTTACCGTTTCGGTAACCGTTACCGTTTTGGTAACCGTTTCTAACTCAGGCACAATGATTTGATATCGAGTTGCTTTGGAAAAACCACCCTTACCTGTTTTCGCCAACCAACCAAGATCAACCAATTCACGGGTGATCTGAGAGATTCGTGTACAAGGCAGGCCACAGCGTTTAGATAGCTTTTCACGCGTTGGCCAGATGGTGTTAGTGTCTTTACGCCTGAAGGATAAAAGTGCGCCCAATACCTTAATTTGGCGCTTGGTTAATCTGTCATCGGTAAACACTTCGATAGGCACAATCGAGAATAAATCGTAATCACTCATATTTACCACCTTTTTGCTCTTTGTTAAGATCGATATAACCATAACAATCTTTACCAAATTGTGGCTCAAACTCTTGAATTTTTTGATTTCGCACACGCGGATCAGGCGTGTTTAGTGTATGCCTAGCGCACTCACGGGCAACTCGACATCGGCTATTACATACAGCAAACATTGCAACTCCTATTCATTTACATTCACAAAATGTGAGATAATCCCCTTTTAACTAAAAACATCAGGCTTACTGGTGGGTATTTGCGCGCGTTTAAAGTGACCGTCGCTGAGTTTTTCGATTTGTGTTGCGCGATGGCTTGGGACACCTCTTATTTTCCAATTAGAAATAGCGGAGGGTTCTATATCGAGCAATTTTGCTAGGGTTACGCCATTTTTAAAAAATTTAATAATTACATTGAGATCTAATTTAACTGCCAGTTCCATAGCCGAAATTATATACACATTATGTGTTTATTAATAATATATTTATAAAATGATATCAAGAATTAACAATCTACTAAAAACCAAAGGCATATCAAAGGCTAAATTGGCGCGATCAATCAATGTCTTACCCCAGACCCTTGGCAACTGGATGGCGCGTGGAAGAATACCGAACAACATGATAGTCAAGGTCGCTGACACCCTTGAAGTCAGCAACGACCATCTGCTCACTGGAATAATGGATCACAGCGAAAACACAGTGACTTTTAAGGTGCTAAATATTGAAGTCTCGGCCGGTACTGGCCTCGCTCTTTTTAATGATCCTGAAAGTGTCGTACAGTCAATATCAATTGATCGTGATAAATTTTATCGGCTATTTCAATGCCAACCCAAAGACACAATGCGAATCATCAACATCAAAGGAACGTCAATGTCACCAACATTTAAAGACAAAGATTTTGTGTTATGCGACACCGACAACACTGATTTGGTCGATGGTGTTTTTGTTTTTCGGACACAGGAAAACGAGCTATATATTAAACGACTACAGCGCACACCAGACGGTATTATCGCCATCAGCGACAACCCCATGTTCAAAGATTTTGACTTACCAAAAACAGCCGATATTGTAGCTCGCGTGATCTGCGTCTGGCAATACAATCAATTATAAATATCTTTCGGGGTATGAATTCAGTGCGTTTCAGTGCGTTTCAGTGCCTTTCAGTGCCTTTCAGTGGTAGTACCACTGAAACTCTGTAGCCCTTGATACAAAAGCCTTTATGGTATTTAATCGTGTGTTTCTTATTATTCTTTCAGTGGTAGTACCACTGAAACTCTACAACCTACCCCACGAACCTTTGTACAAAAGCACTTTAAAGTATTTTCTTTGGGATATTATTTTTTCTTCGTCATAATATCACTGATACTTTAAAGCCTTATTGCTAGGCGATTTCTAACGCTTTTGGCTGATTTTCTTCGGCATATTATTTTTTCTTCGTCATAATATCACTGATACTTTAAAGCCTTATTGCTAGGCGATTTCTAACGCTTTTGGCTGATTTTCTTAGCCATATTATTCTCATTATCACTGATAGTTTACAAACTATAAAAACTATATAATATTTCGCCATTTCAATTATTTCTAAATTTTAGCGCCTATAGACAGCCTATAGGCACGTCTATAGGCACGTCTATAGTGTCTATATAGTTTTTTTATAGAATTGTCAAAAATTTGTGTATTTAATCAAATATATATCCACATTTTGTTTATAATAAATCCAAATACTAAATTTGGGGATCAAAATGCCAGATCAATTCATACGCATCAAACCACCTGTGCAGCATTTCATTAATCGTCGTAAAAAATACGGCAGATATTTTTTTGGCATCGGCCTATTTATCGGCTTTCTTCCCTACCTAATACACATCCAAGGCTGGCTAAGATGACGATAAATATTTTATTTAAATTAGTGGGGTGTTTATTGTTGGCCTCAGTATCTTCTTTAATCCTTGTTTTTACGATTATGTTGATTTTAGGCGAGCCAATTGTCTGGCTCTAAATTCGAGGTTTCTTTGCGGAATTTCATGGCCGCTCTCCTTAACCTCGCGCCCGCCAGAGCGTCATCTGGCACTTTAATTAATAATAAATAGGAGTAAAAAATGTTACACGCTATTGAAAAAATAACCCCCAAGTTAGCGGATAAATATCTGAAAATCAATACTAAAAATAGAGCTATTTCTAAATCCCAGCTCGGTTTTTTAATTAGAGAAATTGAAACAGGCAACTGGCTACTTAACGGCTCACCGATCGTTTTTGGCACAAGCGGAAAACTGCTTGACGGGCAACATCGCTTGACCGCCATCTCTAAAACAGAAAAAACACAAGAAATGCTGGTGGTGCGAGAGGTTGATGATGATGTCTTTGTCACTCTTGACAGTGGTCGCGCGAGAACAGGTAGAGACGCGTTCAACGTAGCAGGAATACTTAACGCGGAAGTCATGGCAACTGCTGTTAAAAAAATTCTTGATGGCTTTATGTCTACACGTACCTATATCAATAATACTACTATTCGACGCAGCAACACCGAATTGATTGATTTTTACAGACACAATGAAAAAGATCTAAAGTACATTCACACACAGGTTCGCCCGTGGTGCAACACAGGCGGAGGCGTTGTCATAGTATCAGACGCTATCGCCCTATTATTTCTCATGCGAAACGAATCCGAGCTGGCTTATGATTTTATTGAGGAGGTCGCATCGGGTTCATGCGAAGGTCAAATCAACAGAACAATACAAACGCTGAGAAACAGACTAATCAGGTACAAATCAGAGGGTGTACGAATAACAGCAGGGGCGCTGAAAGATTTGTATCTCGTCTCTTTTAGGAATTTCATCAACGGCGTTGTTGTGAGCAAAATAATTGTCAGAAAAATCCAAACCTTTTATCCGTGGCAGTAAAGAAAAATGGGTATTAGCGCCACAAAATATAAACTCAGTGACGGCCAGATCGTGACCGTTGCCGACGTGATGGCGCAAACAGGTCTCAAGGTCGGCGCGGCGAGGGTACGCCTGACCAACACACGCGTTACGGATGAAGTGTTTGCCAATCGCGGACTACATATTAATACTCACAAAAAAAAATTAAGGCTCAAATATCAAGAAAATTTAAAAAAAATAGAACAACGCATTATTGACACCAAACCATTTTACGCCGATGCGATGTACCGCCTCGCCCTTAAAACCATTTCACACAGGAGGACAAATGAAAGACTTTAAAGACTTAATGAATAAATTTCTAAAAGCAAAAAGCTCGACGATTATTTTTGCCGTGATCGTTGTTTTAATGTTGCTTGGTAATTTTTTCGACCTATAATCAATGCTGGTCAGGCTCAATAAGTTTGACCAACTGACGGGGATAACCCCTAAGGCTGTGCATCGTAAAAAAGAAAAAGGTGAGTGGCCTGATGGGATGATCATCAAAGCGCCGGACGGCAGACTTTTAATCGATACGGATATTTATGAGATATGGGCAACAAGTACTACACAGGTGTCTACAAAGCCAGCGACAGCACCATCGAGATCCAATTCAACTATCAGGGCAAACGCTGTCGCGAGAGAATACAACTTATCCCCAGCGCCGCTAACCTAAAACTCGCCGCGCACCACCGCGCCGCTATTTTATATGCGATTAATAACGGCGCATTTGACTACCAGACAACCTTCCCAAACTCGGTTAATTTAAAGCACTTCCGAAAAACCTCAAGTGCGAGCATATCAACCTATCTTAATTTTTGGCACGAACGGCACAAAAAAAACCTTAAAGCCTCAAGCGTTGTAAGCAATCAAAAGATCATCAACCAAATTATTAACGCACTTGGCGAAATCCCGATTTGTGAGTTACGCTGGGCGGATGTTAAACACTGGCTCGGGGATCAGGCGATCACGACTAAAACAATGAGTAACAAGCTCTCAGTGCTAAGAAACGCGCTACAAGAGGCCTTTGAGGATGAGTTGATTGATAACAACCCGTTGCGTGGGAAAAAACTAAGGGGCAATATAAGCAGTAAAAAACGCGAGCGCATCGATCCATTTGACGCGTGCGAAAGAAACTTAATTTTAAGCGCAAGTCAAGGCCAGCTACACAACATCATCAAGTTTGCCTTTTGCACCGGACTGCGCACCTCAGAGCTGTGCGCCCTTGAGTGGTCTGATGTGGATTGGCAGCGCTGTACGATAACAATCGATAAAGCACTCACCCAAGCATCTAAGGTTGTTGAAGATCCCAAAACCCAGGCCGGTATCCGCGACGTTAAACTGTTACCACAGGCGCTCGATGCGCTCAACGATCAAAAAACTCACACCCTACTCAAAGCCCAAGAGATATTCCAAAACCCCCACACCCAAGATCGCTGGTCTGGTGACAAGCAATATCGCGGCCAGTGGGCAACGATTCTTAAAAGAGCTAGGGTTAGGTATCGATACCCCTACCAAACACGCCACACATACGCTTCAATGGCGCTGATGGCCGGGGAGAACATAATGTGGGTGTCAAAACAGATGGGTCACGCCTCATGGGCGTTCACCGCGTCCACTTATTCGCACTGGATCGATGCCGATGCACCGGAGGCAGGGATGAAGGTCGCTATGGCATTTAAAAGATCAAAAAATGTGGTTTTTGTTAAAAAATAATTTACTATAAAAGTGGTTTTTAAAAATTTCAGTTTTTACTCAATCCAGTGTCACTGCAAAAGTGGTTTTTAAAAATTTCAGTTTTTACTCAATCCAGTGTCACTGCAAAAGTGGTTTTTAAAAATTTCAGTTTTTACTCAAT